AATGATATGGTTGCAGCAGGGGTAGGATCAGTACAACCACCAGTGATAGGAAATAAACTCATTGCAGCGCCACCACATGAAGGTGCTTGAAGCTGTTCAACACCGTGGAATAAATCATAAAATCATCACCGTTGGCCGTTGTCAGCGAATCGCCCGTCACAATTGTAAAGCCACTTGTTGTCAGTGTTCCAGCAGAAGCATCATTGGTGTACTGCACGATAATTGTTGAAGTCACAGTTTGGGGTGCTAACGTATGAGCGCCTCCATTGACACCGTATTGGAAGTTGCCGTTAGTATAATCCAAAGTTTCAGTGCCAGTTGTATTGGTGCCAAGATCGTAATCAGTTCCAGCAAAACCAGTGGAAGCAGGAATAACACCTCCACCCAATTTCGGGCCGGTTACTTGAGCTGCAGCTATATGTGCAGTATCTATTGAACCATCAACATACTGATCACTATCTATTGAATTTGCAGACATATGAGCCAAGTCTATTGAACCATCTACATAGTGTTCTGAATCTATTTGATCATCAGCTATTTTAGCACTTGTTACGGCATCGCTCCCCAGTTTTGCTGTAGTTACTCCAGCATCTTGAACACGTTGGTAGGACGTAAAACTAGCCACATAAACAGCTTCAACCTTAGCCACACCAGCTGGAATAGCAGCATCAAATGTTATTGTAGTACCAGATTGAGAAAACGTATCGTGATGTTGTACTATACCATCAAACGAAATAATAACTGCGTTCTCTGTGCCTGGATCAGCAGTCAAAGTTACTGTTGTAGATGAACCAGCCGTGAAATCGCCACCAGCTGTAAAAACATCAACAGTCTGCTCTCTGACACTACGTAAGCCTGGATCAATACCTAATAAAAAACTCATTACGTTTGCACCAAATAACTTAACGATGCTTCTAAATTACTATTAGCCTCAGCATCCAACCAAAGTGCATCATTAGCATTAAGCACGACCTTGCCTTGAAGCAAATCAAGAGCATCATTAACTGGAATGTCTACTTTATGAGCAAGTTCACTGTCAACACCACCTGATCTAACAACATTTGCTGTTACCCATGATACATCAGACGCATGAATGTTGGCAATCGTGACCCCAATCAGCGTGATCGTTTCTGCGCCACCGGCTGTTAAGGCCGCCGCATCGGTCGTTGTGATGGCATACCCCTTGCCTGTTAATACTTCCGCCATATCTTATCCTCCTATAGCTATCGCAAGACCTAACCCAATTCCAGCATCTATTTGTTCTAATTTATCATTCATCAGTTGGAATTGAGTTCCATCATATATTACACTGGTAATACCAGCCGTTGTAATTGACGCACCACTAATTGCTGAGCCCTGAACATATATATTCTTAGTACCTAAACTACTGACATTAAGTGTACTAGCACCAGTTGAACCATTTGCAGCAATGAAATGAAATTGTTGACCAGCGACATAAGCGGCAATGGCTGGTGAGGGAGCAATTGCATATGTATTTGCAGACCCCCCTGTGTCAGAAGCAATGTAAGAAAATGCTTGGGCCTGTGCCTGACGCAACGTTATACCATCGGCCTGAGCTGTTCCAACAGACATGCCAGTTATTTTGACGCTCTGGAGATTTAATCCAGTACTATCTATCGTAGCTCTTTGAGTGCCGCCTGTTGTAAATGCAATTGTATCAGCAGCTGAAAAATACATACCTGTATTTGTATCGCCGGTATTAGTTATTGAGGGGGTCGAAGCACTACCATCTGCAAAAGCAATAGTAGAAATACTGAGATCAGATCCGTCACCTATAAAATTATATATCTCAGAAAAATTAGCATTAACTTTGGTGCCGCCGACCCTGATATCATCACCAGTTCCATCACCAGCAGTTGTGCCTAAACCTATAGCTTGATACGCCATTTACATGTTCCTTTTTATTATTTATACTTTATTATTAACGCATTTTATATTATACCGCAATAATTCTGTCTTGTGAGAAGTCTATAAACCCATTATCAAAAGTTAAACCGCCTGTGGCTGCTGTGCCACTCCAACCCAGATTTGGATTCACAGTAATTGTGTTTAGAACAGCTTGGTAAGTTCCATCCTCAATAAGAATTTCATCACCCGCATCTGTGCTTGAAGCATCAGTTCCATTAAAAATAATTTTAAGGTCTGAAGAAAAATAATCCTCTGTTGATATTTTTCCTATAGCCTTAACAAAAATATCTGCTGGGTGAGTAAGTGGTTCAATAGTAGAATCCCCATAAATACCAAACGGTTTTGCACCATCATTAACAGCATCTTCTAAAATAATCGGAGTTCTCTCTAGTTGTAATTTACCGCCAACCTGTAATCCTGTCTTATATTCTAACAGAATGTCATCACCAAAGGTTGTTGACACTGTTGTTTCATCTTCTTGTTTAAATGTTCCAACCTCATCTCCCTCAAGAATTATTGAAACAACATCATCATCATTATTCCCCGTGTTGTCAGATATGTTCACATGTGCGTTACGAGATGTGTCTGAAGTATTAAATGATTCTGATTCAATGTTCTCACCTAATATTTTACCACCGCCATGGCGTCCTGCTGGATTTTCTAAAACCAAATCCTCGCCAGCGTTTGAGCTTGAGCCATCAGTTCCGTTTAGAACTATACTATCATTGGCGGGTAATAGTGCTCGGCCAGCACCAGATTCGTTTAGAAGTGTTCCTATTCCTCCTGATTCAGACTCTAATCTAATATTGCTTCCGGCATCAGTTGAACTTGAATCTGTTCCACTTAATAATATTCTTTCGAAGTTTAGAACTATACTCTGATCAACATTAACATCAGCACCACTTTCTAAAAGAACATCATCCCCCATATTTGTGCCATCGCTATCTGTTCCTGTTAATAATAAATAACTACCCCGTTGTGTATACCCACTCTCTAGCTCTATCCTATCCCCTGTAATTCCAGCAGTTGTGTTCTCAATAAGAAATGCAAGTCCACTAGCAGTACTGTGTGTTTGATTTAAAGTGGCTGAAAGTTTAGTTACAATTTCTGAGGTTACAAATACATCACGCCCGGGCGAAGTGGAATCGTCTGTAACAAATGGTATACTGCTAGTTTCGTCTATTAAACGATTAGTTAAGGGACTGTTTCGATTCCCCTCAAGTCCTGATTCAAGTTCAAAATTACCTATACCTTCACTTATTGAAGATTCAATAATGGCAGAACCGCTATCATCTTCCAATGTGATTTGGCCACCAGCATCGGCCTGGAAGATATGAGCATCATTTGTTCCATTAAAGACAATCCTGTTGGATATTGCTTCCTGACTCTCTGATACAATTCTGTCACCAGCATTTGTTATAAGGTTTCCAATCGAACCTGATTCTACTGATGACTCAATTTGAATTGCTTCAAAATCTATATACGCATATTGAGCGGTTTCTAGTTCAATAGAGTCACCAATATCATGAGAATAAGCCTCTATAATAATTACTCTATTAGCATCTGTAGATGAAGAATCTGTTCCATTCAAAATAATATTATCACCAGCATTGGTTCCATCACCATCTGTTCCCCCGGCCTCTATTATAATGCTCCCTATTTCAAGAACAATTTCATCACCTTCAATAATAATAACAGAATCTTCTAACAAAATATCAGAGTCAGGTTCTGTTCTAATACCCAATCGTCTTTGGACAGTTTCACCGAACAGACTTTCAAATGTGGATGCAAGTATCGGAGTAAATGTCGATGTGTCAGCAACATATTCATCACCAAGTTCTGCACCTGTAGTTTGAAGGGCCATAGACACAGATGTGGTAAGAAGAACTTTTCCAAATACATTAAATCCAGCTGGGTGGGTTGCCTTTTTTAATGAATCCATGTAACTTGAAGTAGATGCGTTGGTTTGAACTTCATAAGCGAACTGTTGATAATAATAAGAGTCTTGTATTCTAATTAAACTTTCACCTATCAAACTTTCAATGCCTGAGTAAACACCCTTCTTGGTTGTTGTTAGTCCTATAGTCGAAGTTGCTTTTGCTACATCTGCATTTACTATCGTTGCGCTTGCAGTCGCAGTAGAAATTGTTGTAGTACCCGCAGAAAAATCTATCCCTGTATCTTCATGAAGAACTGCATAGCCGGCATGTAGACTAGATGAGTTGGTTCCATCAAGTGCTACGTCATCAAAGTCATCGGTGTCTTGTAAGAGAATATTATTAACATCATTTGTTAAACCAGACTCCATAACAATTAGGTTAGATGGGTCGTTTGTTCCACTAGCGTCTATTGCATTAAAAATTATCTTAGCACCAGCATTCGTACTTGATGCATCAGTTCCGTTGAGAATTATCTCGCCCACTGTTTCAACACTACTATTAAAAACAAGTCGATCACCAGCACCATATTGAAGGCTAGGATTAGAAGTCTCCTGTACAAACTTAATTTGTCTTGGGCCGGTAAGAAATTCTGTTGTCTCACTTTCTGAAACGATATAATCATAATTTTCTGATATTAAAACACCAGCATCTCCTGTTCCAGATTGAAGTTGGAGAGTTCCAGTTTCCAAAGTAATTTGAGAAAGTCTCCTTTCGGCAAACTCCATAACAAGTTCACCTTGATCGTCTTCTAATAAAATATAATCCGTATATGCATATGAACTATTAAGAACAACATTATCACCATCCTCATAAATAAAATTATCTCCTGTAACAATAGCACCATTTAGAGTTATATTAGAATCAGTATATTGTGTATCTGTAAGACTATCTTCTAACCGAATCCCTTCTTCCGTGTTACCTTCACTGGTTGCTCTAATTCTATCCTCTAAAGAAACAGATAAAACCTGTGTTGTAGTATCATAACCCTTCACCGTTCCTGTATGTGATGTTAGTGTGTCTGCTAAAGTAAATGTTCCTGTAACATCCTTTACAACAAAATTTGCTCGGAAATCTAGGGTTGGTGCTTCACTATAATTAAAGCCTGGGTTTGAAATATTAACAGATTGGGCTCTACCAATATCTGTAGTTGTTGCAAGAATATTTGCACCACTACCATATCTGGTTTTTATCGATGTTGTTGGAAGTTTAGAATACCCCTTACCCGTTTCAAACACTCTTACTAAAGTGATATCTCCGGCTTGTCTTGTTGCATCACCAGCGCCGGGAGTTGTTTCACCACTTGAATATTCCTCCAACATAAAACCATCATTGTTATTTCTATCAATATCAAGAGTCTCTACATATATTGAACTTTCAAACTCAAGACGATCCCCCATAACAGCTTCTGTGTTTATATCACCAGTATAAGAAGCAGCATTACCAGATTCACTATACAAATTATTCATGGGAAAATTATAATCCCCACCCCAAAGCGTGTATGTGGTAGAATCGTAAGAACCCTGAACGGTTTGTATGTCCGACTTTGGAGAATAGAAAGTGATGCCTGGATATTCTAGAAAGGTGTAACTATTAATCGTTGTTGGTAATGACTCAAAAGTTAGAACATCATTATTAGATAAGGCTACAGTTTCAGATAATGTGATTGATGATTGACTAGCAATTGCACTAACAGTTACATTTGAACCAGCACTAATGTTGGTTCCCCTAACTCGCATCCCTGTAACAATGGTATTAACATTTGTATCAAGTGCCACAGTTTTTGATGTAAGTACCACACCATTAACAGTTGCTTTGGCTTTGTTAATTGTTGACTCTGTTGCATTAATTAATGATGTGTAAATGGGGTAATAATAGCCTTGTGTGATTGATGTGTCTGTATTGGTGCCAAGAACTGCATATGGTTCTTCTGCTTCATATGTTCCTCTTTCAAGTTCAACATTATAATACTCAACAAATTCATTGGAACCATCCTCTTGTATAATCCTGTCTGAATCTGTTTCGTCAAGAATAGAACCATGAATAACAGCAACTTTCCCTAGTGCTGTTTGTGTCCCTCCATCTTCGTCACTGTGATCAGGAAACACCACAAGATCACCAACTTCATAATTAGTGCCACCATCATCAACAACAACCCCACTAACCGAACCTCGTTTAACTCCATTTATTCGTGCATTAACATCACCAGACCCAAATGCACTAGAACTGTCTAAGTCAATAACATCGTTATCTGAATATAGAATACCATCATTTGTTATGGGTGCAGCTGAAAAAATTTGACGAATGGTAAATTTTATTGTTGCATCTAAAGAACTAGAAACACCGCTGATTATTTCATCGGTAACAAAGGTTCCTTCTATGGGCGATATTTGAAATTCTGTATATGATACTCCAGCACCAATAGCAAATAATGTTGAATCTTCAATAAGGGCAGTAGCGTCAGACGTTGCTCCTGTAATAGTTTGTCCTATTAAATCTGAACCAGTAGCAATTGCGTCTACAGGTTCACACCGAATAATGGTTGGTTCATCCCAATCAGAATCAGAGGGACGCAACATATATTGGTTTGGATAAAATACATCAGCGTCTACATCCAAAAGGATTCTCATAAAGAGTTTTGCAGCCTCTTTGGTTCCCTTCCTTCTATACAGTTCACGAATATTTTTTACAAGGTTTCTTTTTTCAAGGCCGGTAGCTAATTTATTAGGAATGGCGTTCATAAAACTTTCACGGAACTGTTCTATGAAATCGTAAATCGTATTGTCTATATCGGCATACGCTAATAATTGTTGGATGTTTTGTACAGGACTTGCTCTGTACTGGGTTACTGTGCCGGTAGCACCAGAGGTTCCGCCCGTAACGGTTTCCCCTGTTTCAAATTTTTGTTGGGATGTAATAAACAAACGTGGTTTAGTGGCGTGGCCTAAATCCTCAACCAGAACCTCAGCAGTTGCATTGGACGTTCCACCAGTAATTGTTTCAGCGGCAACAAACTTGCCCGTTGTTCCTGCACCACTTTCAGTAACGATCAGTCCACCGTCTTCACGAAGAAGGTTGGATGCAGTGTCCAATTCTAACAAGACATTATCGATATCAACAGTAAGCCGAAGTTCACCCGACTCTAAATATTTGTAATATGATTTTAAAAAATTAGAAAAGTTAGGGTGATCAGCAGCAATGAATTCTGGAAGTTGGCCATCAATTTGAGTGCTAACTTTATTGATTAAACTTGGGGACCAATTAGAATCAAAAGGAGCCATGATTAGAAACTCGATGGTGTTGATGGATATGCAGATGTCGCAACATAAGTAGATGTTCCTGATGCATCAGAAGTTTCAATAGTATCTATTGCTCCTGAAACTGTCGAATTAACAGTATCAATTTCTAATATTGTATTTCTTACAGGAACAATATCGTGTGAATTAGGAATAACAGTGAGCCGTATTTGGGTAGATGATGCATCATCGACATTGGACACAGCATTTATATATATTGGTGATATACTGATTGAACCTTCAGAATAATTAATTGTTCCGGCTGTAGAGGAATAATATGTTCTAACACCAGCAACCAAATAATAAATCCTAAGATTTTCTTCACCATCATCATCAAAAAACATTTCGTTTGTGTTGCCACTCACATAGAAACCTGTAGATGCAGTAATTCCACCACCATCGGCATTGTGGCCAGAGTGTGGATTATAGAAAACATTACTGAAGTTTAATTTATATGAATACGAACCAGTTGTCGTTGGAGTAAAATATTTAGCCATTGTAATGTTAATACTATTGCTAACAATAGAGGTGTCTGTATTATCAACCGCATAGACCATTTTAGAATATCTGAAAACATCAACAAAAGTTTTTAAATTACTTTCGTTGTAATTTGATATGGTAGTATCGATTAAGGTTTCTAAACTCTCTACTGTTTTCGTTGTTGCACTAGAATCATATTTAAAATTTACAACAAGTATGAGGTATAGCGTTTCTGGATCAACCACTACAGGGGTTATTGACGCAACGGTATATGGAGCCAGGTCACTAACAAGGGTTTCTTTCTGTACTTCATTTAAATTTCTTCCTGTTGTAGATTTAACACTGATAAAAACCTTTCCATATTCAGCTGTGTCTACAACACCATCTGCAGCAGTATATGAACCACTCTCGCCACCCCAAACAGAAACTGCTTGGGTGTTGGGGAAAAGTTGTTTAACATAAGTTTTATAATCTTCTGTGGTTACACACCTTCCTTGTGATGCATAATCTAGCGGTGCATTAAGTTTAATTGATCTGGGTGACTCTGGTTCTGCACCTCCAACAGAATCCGACACGGTAGTAACTGTAACAGAAGAAACGCCACTGATTGTAGCTGCATTTGTAAATGTGCTTCCACCATTACCAAGTGTCTTGTTTGTAACTACATATTCTAAGATAATAATGTTCCCATCCGTAACTGCTTTACTAAGAATACCATCACCAAAATAAACTTCATACTTTCCAGCCTCAACCTCTTGTAAGAAATAAACTGTACTCGTAGATGTTAATAAAGCAATATCAGTTGCCAGAGTATAGGTTGTCGTGGTACTATCTGATAAAGAGGTTTGAACTTTAACTCTTAACGTAGAAGTATCAGCACGATTATCATTAATAACAAACCTCTGTTCTACATTGGTACTGTCAACGCTATATCTTGTGGTAATCCACGACCCTTCATAAATGTCCGTATCAGAAAACAAAATAGTACTGCCAGTGAGAGCTTTTGTTACATCAGCGATAGTAATAAATTGATATGAGTCTTCATTAATAGTTGCGTTGAACACTGTGCCGGCCGGCATTGTAGCTGATGTGTCTGATGTATTTAAAGCAACGTTGACAACAGCTGTTGCGGCTCGGGCAGATGTGGGTGTATAACCCAAAGTTTTAGCGTGTGAACTGATACTTGATCTCAGGGCGGCACTGTCAAGGAACATCTCGTTTGCAAGCATGTTAGCATTAAACCCAAGATAGTGAGTGTTGTATGCGAGAACATCCAACAGAGAACTCATACCAGAACCTTCGAAATCATAGTCTGTAAATTCTGTTTGGTTTTTCAGAAAAATTTTTAAGTTTGCTTTTACTTCATCAAAATCAAATTCTGTTACTTGTAGGTTTGTTGTATTTGCCATTATCGTAATGTCTCCAGCATAACTGTCATATCAACAAGTTCAGTAGGAGCATTCTGAACATAGAACTCAATCGTTATTTCATAAGCGTTTCTGTCTAAATCAGGTGTTGCCCTGACACCAATAAGTCGGGCTCGAGGTTCAAAATTTTCTATAACGTCCTCTACTCTTTGTGATAAGGCAAAGGCAGTTATAGGAGTCATAGGTTCAAATAAAATGCCCGTCACACCAGATGCAATTTCTGGGTGAAACGGTCTTTCATAGGGGTTTGTTAATACGAGATTTCGTATTGACCTTTTGACAGCGGTGACATTTGTAACTTTTGCTATATCTTTATCTGTGGACTTTGCTTTAAAAAATAAATCTAAGTCCTTATAGATTTGGGACGCTCTGTCTTCCCCAGAATATTGTGCATCGATATAAGCATCCTTGTAGCTCATGAGTGTTCCTTTTTATTATATTTATACACCGTCACCTGTATTTTGACTCATAATAAATGGTTTAGAACTTTTCCATATTTCTTTTGCGCTAACTCTAATAAATGGTTTATTGGTTTCTGTTTTACTGGGGTTTGGAATTGTCACCATAACATTTTTTCCTTTCCTAAATGCGGCTTGCTGATTAAGGGTTCTTTGTAGAGGTGTTGTTTCTTTTCTGGCCTGTTTCCTTACCCACTTACTTACATTTCTACGTTGGCCTTTTGATGTATATTGTGCTCTTGATTTTTTACCCATCAAATTTTCCTTTCACATATTTGAACTTCATTAACTATGGCTTCTATATTGTTGTGCCAATGGTTTAAAAATTTATATACCCTTGGATACTTTGGTTTGACATCTAATGTTTGCCATATAAATTGTTGTAGTATATTCTCATAATCAGGCATCCAGTAATAAACATTTAGTGTAACCAGAACTTTCCTTTTTATTATAATCATTTATATTATACTATCCAATCGGCATCATAGTTGTCTAAATTTTTATGAGAATATCCAGCGCCAATGCTACTTGGAACTACATTTGTTCTTTCCTCTGCTTTCTTCACTTCTGAGAGTACAACTTTAGCCAGTTCACCAGCAGCTGTTGTTATTGTCTTAATAGCATCGGCCGAGGCCACTTTAAATGCACCTGTATCTTCAGTTATTTCTTCAGATGAAACACTAAAACTACTCACAACAGATTTAGCCTCTTCTATTTTACTTGTAAGATCAGCGTTCTGTGTTACCTTTGATGCCACCTCTCCTAACGCATTTACTGCTGCCTGTAAAACATCTGCTGGTTTTTGTGTAACTGTATCGCTCCCTGCAACCTTTTGTAAATTTGGAACAAGTGAACAGGGATCGCCACCAGCCAATGCACCACTAACAAGACTGTCTAGGGAACCAACACTACCTAAGGCACTAACAGCAGAACCAAACTCAGATGTTATTTTTGTCAGTGCAGACGTATATGCTGACGTTCCTGGCACCATAGTTACGAGGTTTGTAATTTCTGCTGGTAAATTTAATTGTGGAAGTTCTGGTATCTCTATGCTCTGTAATTTAGAAGTTAACGTATTAAGTTCCTTTTGTTTTTCCAAAAAGGCTGCGGCCGCATCTGATGCTGAAAAATCTAACTTAGATATTACCTCATCAGCCGCAGCTTCAAGTTTTGCAAATACGTCATTCATTTCTGGACTTGCACCACATAGATTAGAATTTAAAAAATCAACCATTTATTTTCCCTTACCCTCCAGCAAAAGTATCAGCTGACCCAGAGGCAGATTGGTTGGGCACCCAACTCCCATGGCCGCCAGTGGCATCACCTTTTCTGTGAACACCAATACCATTTGCAAATACTGTAGAACTCCCGGCCGAAGCAGGATCAGCACATGAGGTAGTGTCACCAATACGAACACCCTTCGCTCCATTTACGTAAACATCAGGCGAACCCGTAGCGTAAGCAGTTTGGTGAAATGGATTTGGTGTTGGACTTGCGTGGCCAACATGACTATCTAACCCAACTCTTGTTATTTCTGGCATTTTTTCTCCTATGGGTTCAACTGAATATCTGGGCCACCAGTAATCTCTATGTCGCCGCTAGATGTGTGTGTCCATGTGCCACCTGTCGTAGACGTTTTAGTAGTTCCTACTGTTTCGCTCCAAGTGGTGCCTGAAGTTGATGCCATATTCGCTTCAGTGTGAATTGTCATTGTGCCTACAGATTTCATATTCAACGTAGACCCAGATTTAACAGACACAATACCAGAGATAGTTGACGCAGATAAGTTACCATTCACATCAAGTAGGTAATCTTTGGAAGTCTTGATGTGAATACCACGTTCTTCTAGATTCGAGTCCATCTTCTTACCGTCTACAGACAATTTCCACTGGCCGCCAACAACCTCTACACTGGACTTCTCTTTTGTTACAATTGTGTCGCCACCAATCCTACCCTTTACATCATCATTAATATTGTATGAATGATTACCAACAATTTCCTCTTCACGGTTGCCACCAATAGGATCACCCCACTCATCTACCAACACACCAACCTTAGTACGCTCATTTTTGTGAACCTTGCGATAATAATCGCCCTCAACCTCTAATATATAATCCCCCTTAATCAGTTGCCGAACGTCACCCTCTACAGTGATGTTCTGGTTTCCCTTGATGACAATATTTTCAGAACCCAGCACAATCTCATAATTGTCTCCAATTATTTTGGTTTGAACACTGCCATCGTTGTGTATCTCTTCGAATGTTCCTGTCTTATGTTGGCGATATAACCTTTCTGCGCCGGGACTGTCATCAATCTCAAAAATATGTCCAGACTCAGACTCCATTACATGGTTATATGGATATACACCAGATTTATAAGGTTTAGCATCAGCAACTATACCCTTGGGTTGTAACTCATCCCAAAAACCTCTTTCATCCACTGCGGCCTCAGAGGATACGCTTGATA